CCCGCAGAGCCAGCAAGGCCACAAGCTCCTCCAGCAGTAATGGAACTTGCACCACTACCACCTGTTCCAGAAGTATAATATAAACTACCGGAATCAAAGGTATATCCCGCAGCACCTCCTCCCCCGCCCCCGCCTAGACCGAGATTGGCGTTATAACATACAAGGCCACCTGCACCACCGTTGCCGCCATGACTGCCTTTGCACCCAGTTCCACACCCATTATAAGCTCCTGCATTACTATACCCAGAAGGCCCGCCACCCCCTGCAGCAGAAACTGTACACCTATTAATAAACCAACTCGATCCACAGTAGGAACCGGTATTTCTTCCACCTACACGTACTGTATAACTAGTTCCTGGTGTAACACTAATATTATTTTTATATGACAATGAGCCACCTCCCCCACCGCCGCCCGCGTTATAATATGTCATATTGTAGCCACAATTACAAACAAAACTTGTACCCGCTGCACCACTAGACCCTGATCCAATAGCAACAACAGAAACGGATGTGACTCCAGCTGGGGCTACCCAGGTAAAATTTGTCGCGCTATAATTATTTGTTGTAAATGTAACAGAACTTGGTTGAGCCGGAGTTGTAATGCTATTACTTGCAGAGCTTGACGCACTATTTCCTGCCGAATTGGTTGCGTATACGGTAAATGTGTAAGAAGTCGCAGCAGATAATCCTGATACAGAAATAGTACCTGAACCAGCCTGTGATAAAGTACCAGTAATACTACCAGGAGATGAGACTGCTGTATAAGATGTAATAGCCGCCCCACCGTTTGAGGCTGGTGCTGTAAATGATATAGTTGCTGTAGAGTAGCTAGTTTGAGTTGCTGTACCTATCGTAGGCGCGCCCGGAACCGTAGCAGCTACAGAAGCCGTAGAATTTGAGTTTGCTGCAACACTACTAATTGCATTTGTCGCAGTAACCACACAGCGAATTGTATTGCCAACATCTGCTGACACTAATGTATAAGTACTAGAAGTGGCACCGCTGATGTTAGAACCAGCCCTTTGCCATTGATAGGCAAATGTAGGAGTTGGAACCCCTGTCCAGGTACCTGTTGTTGAACTTAATGTTTGTCCAAATGTAGCCGTGCCAGTAACGGCTGGGGCAACAGTATTGGCAGGAGGAGATCCATAAGATCCCCCACTAAAGGCACTTAATATCCCGCTCATGTTACATTAGTTCCTGTCAATAACCATGAGGTAGTACCAATTTTAGTACAGTTAGCTACACCCCATTGTGCAAGAGTTCTAGAACCTGTACTTCCCCCCTGGGCCCAGGTAAGTGTATCAGAGGTAATGGCAATTGTCACGTTGTTTGCTGACATATTAATAAACTGAATCACTGTTCCTAATGGATAGGCAACCGAGGCGTTTGCAGCAATGGTGAAGGTTCTTGCGTTTGCATCAGCTGCTGGGTGAAAAATGCATTTTCCAGCATCAGATAAAACAGTTGTGTACGCTGCACTTTGACTGTTCTGGGGAATACTTAAAAACCCTACTGGTGTGGTACCATCAACCGTACAGCTGTTTACACTCAAGTTAGCTGAAAATGCAGTTGATTGAGTAGTGTTATCACTAAACGTAATACTAGGGCTTGAGCCGCTTATGATGGTTGCCATGTTTTTATTTCCTTGTTATTTACTTGTGTAAGATTCTTGTAACCTAATTATGCAGAAAGAAAGTAAAGGGTTTTGGTTCAAGAGTATTTTTTTTTTATTAAGACCCAACTGACCACGATTGCCCCGTATATTATTTTTTAAAACTTTTCAAAGTCTCAGCCAGCCTTGCACGCTGCCCCAGTTTCCCGGGTTTTTTTGCAGCGGCGGCTAACTTCTTTGCGGGAATCGTTTTGCCTTCTTTAACACCAAGCTCCTTGCGGAGTGCGCCGGGATGTTTAATTGCCTTTTGAATAAACTTAGTTGCCATTTAATATTACCTATGAGTTTACGTGTGATATTGATTCAAATTGAGCAATTTCTTCAGCAGAATAATCTTTTAAAACATAATTTGCTATCCATTGACCATTGTTGTATTCAATAGAATATTGATTTGGTATTAATGTTTGTTTTTTTACATCGTAATCAGGTACGTTGTTTAAATTTACAAAAACAAGTTCAGAATTTTCTTCTTTGCTTTTTTCTGAATTATTAAATAAATTTAAAATATCACATCCAAATCCTATTGTTTCAGGACATTCTTTAAACAAATCCATAATATCGTATGGAAATTTTAAAATTTCTTGATTTTTTATTTTTGCGTACATGATTTACCTCACAATTTTGTTACCACAACATAACCATTACCACTACTTGCATTAGCTGAAATTGTTTGATTTGATCCAGAGTTATAACTAGCACCGCCTCCTCCAGCATATCCATTACTCGATCCCGCACCACCACCACTATATCCACCTCCCCCACCGCCACCATAATTACCTCCCCCTCCCCCACCACCAAACCCACCATTACCATCTGGTGTGTAACGTCCTACACCACCTATTAACCCATTAGAATAACCCAACCCTCCATAAGCATAACGTCCATTACCATCTATTGGGGAAGTTGCTCCATCCGATAAATAACCACCACCTCCTCCAGCACCACCAACTGTAGAGGAACTGTAAATTGCTGAACCACCATTACCGCTAGAACCACCTCGTGAACCGCCTGCATAATCAGCATCAGTAGTACTATTATCGCCACCCCGTCCAGCATGTGTTCCAGTTAAAGCAGGAAAACCAGCAGTACTACAACTACTAGCACCACCTCCACCGCCAGCTACAGTTAATAAAGTACTACTTGAGGTGTTATAAACAAATGTACCTCCTCCACCTGCACCTGTACTATTGGCTTGGAAACCAGTGCCACCATATTGACCAACTTGACCAACAGCAATAGCAATCACTTGACCAGCAGTAAGAGCAAAAGTTCCTAATGATCTCGCACCTTTTCCGTAAGTACCTGTATATGATCCATATCCACTTATTGCACCAAAAGCATCAATTGAATAATTAGCAGTTTCTGGTACAGTCCATAATTGATAACCGTTAGTGGACATATTTAAATATGCTGTATTTTGAGTCCAAGAAGTACCAGAATAAGCAGATTGAATTGTGGCAAGTGAAGGCCCATTAGCACCAGATGCACCCGCATTTGTAAATGTAAAATTACTAAAAGCATACAACGGTGTACTAATACTATTACTTGCAGAACTTGAAGCACTATTTCCTGCTGAGTTGGTTGCATACACAGTGAATGTATACGATGTGCCACCTGATAGACCAGATACAGAAATAGTACCTGAACCAGCTTGACTCAATGTACCAGTAATACTGCCGGGTGAAGACACCGCAGTATAAGACGTAATCGCAGCTCCACCATTGCTTGCTGGAGCAGTAAACGATACTGTGGCTGTAGTTGATCCTGTTGAAGTTGCTGTACCAATTGTAGGTGCACCTGGAACAATTGCAGCTACCGATGCTGTTGAATTAGAATTGGCGTCTACAGCAGATACAGTGTTGGTGGCTGTCACTACACATCTAATGGTATTAGAAGCATCGGCGTTAACTAATACATACGTACTAGAAGTTGCGCCACTAATATTAGAGCCAGCCCTTTGCCATTGGTATGTAAAGGTTGGTGTTGGTAGGCCTGTCCAGGTACCTGTCGTTGAACTTAAAGTTTGACCAACGGTAGCTGTACCCGAAACTGCTGGGGCAACTGTATTAACCGGTGGTGCACTAAAACTTCTTTGGTTTTGAAATACAGCAATTGTTGAGCCACTCATGTCAATCCACTTCCTGAAATGAGCCAGGTTGTTGAAGTCATTTTGATAGCAGTTGCTGATCCGTATTGAGCTAAAGAACGTGAACCTGTAGTACCAGCAGAAGACAAATACATAGTATCAGTAGTGATTGCAATAGTTACTACTTGGGAGGTCATGTTAATGAACGTTAAAGTTGTTCCAACAGGGTATGCAACAGAGGCATTTGCAGGAATTGTATATGTTCTGGCATTAGCATCAGTCGATGGATGAAAAATAATTTTTCCAGAGTCTGCTAAAACGGTAGTGTAGGCAGCAGATTGACTGTTGATTGGAAGTGTTAAAAATCCAACAGCATTAGTACCAGCAAGTGTGGGTACATTAACAAAATCCACCAACTGTGAGGAATTGATCGTTAAAGCAGTTGTATTGGCTGTCTGTAATGCCAAATTTCCGCTTGTATCGCCGGAGACTATAATACCTGATACCGTGGATGCATTTACTGTTGCAGTCATGTTATTCCTCTATTGTTATTTTTAAGTTGGTAAAGTAGGCCAAACGATATTACTAGGATCTGATTGTGTGGTAATATCTCTTAATGCTTGTCTGTATGTAGATAGCGCAGTTTGTCTTTCTTCGGTATATGTTGCCCAACGATCAGGTAAAACTAAGATATCAGATTGCGTAAGAAGTGAATTTCTACGATCTCGTATCCTAATCCACAATTGCTCTGCTGTTGGAGGAACATAGTCGGCAATAGCTCCAAATTCACCATTTATTGCTCTTGCATATATGTCTCTGCCATGTTCTTCTACATCATCTGGGTGAGCAGTAAATGGAAGAATTTCATCACCAAATTCTACAAATGTTACTTCCAAATTTATTAATGTATTTTCAGAATTTTTCCAAATAGGATTTTTTCCAGATTTTAAATTAAATTTCATTTTAACTCACCCTTACCCAAATTGCAGCTCGTAAATAAGCAGAACTTCCACGTGTTGGTCCATAATATCTCCATGTTCCACTTTCCGTTGATGGTGTACCACCACACCAGCAACCATTGCGATTATATACTGGAATTATAGAGGACCCAGCATATGTGCTTCCTCTAGTAAAGTTTCCACATGATGCGCCCAGTGTATATGCACCAACACCACCTGCATTGTTAGTACAAATCGAAATACTTCCTGTTGATGTAACAGTACCTGTTAATCCACCAGAACCAGAAACACTTGTCACTCCTCCTGCGGAAGCGCAGCCCCATGATGGTGCACTTGCACCATTTGACTTTAAGAATTGACCTGATGTGCCCGCTGCTAAAAACGATGTAGCGCCACTAGCAGTATTATAAGGTACTTGACCTGCCCCACCTCCTGCAAGATTAGTAGCTGAACCAACAGCAACAGAACTTAAACTTGTTTGTCCTGTACCACCATTAGCAATAGGCAAAATACCTGTTACACCTGTTGTTAAAGGCAACCCAGTCGCATTTGCTAGATTACCTGCTGTAGTAAGCAAAGTACCCGAGGCACCAGGCAGAGTTAACGATACCGTTACTGCATCTGCTGGTGCTATAGTAGTGCCCCCACTTGTTGCTCCATTTAATACGACTGTTCCCATTTTTTTCCTTTAAAGAATCACCCAACGACTATTATTACCAAGCGTAACATTTGCGGTACCTGCAATTGAAATAGGACCAGAAGATGTTGCTGAATACCCGTTAGGTATACTATAGCTACTATTTATAGTTTGATTATTAACAAAAATACCATTTGATGCAACAACCTGGGGCGCTAATACAGAACTACCATCCCAGGCAAATGACGACGTACCACCCAATCTTCCTGAACTGTTAAACTGAACATGTGTATTGGAACCTCCAGGGGTTACTGATATATCACTTACATTACCACCAACCTGGGCAAATAAGTTCCAGGTACTACCGGTATATACCAACTGAACACTTATTCCGTTAATATCACATATTAGGTCATCGGCAATATTTGCAATCGTTGAACCATTTCGAGCAATGGTAATATTGTTAGATCCAAAACTTCCATATGTATCTGCAACAACCACCTGATTTCCAGCAATGGGACTGGATGGAAGAGTAATAGTAAATGCACCAAGAGCGGTATTAGCTAAAACACCTTCATTGTTACTAACGGTGTAATTGGAGGATTTAACAACATAAGATAAACCACTAGCAGGCATTGCCTTACTAGACCAAATTACACCGTTACTTGTTAATACATTACCACTAGACCCTACAGAATAGGTAATTGAATTAATAGCAGAAATTATGTTAGCATTAGCCGATGTAGTAAGATTGGATAAGACTCCAAGTGTAAGGTTAATATTAGAGAAGTTATTATCTACCTCTAAATTAGACAGAGGGGAGCCTTTAGCCGAGGAACCTGGGCTTTGTATCGAACCTGCATCTCTTAATATTATGGTTGCCATTAATTACCTTGTCTTTCAATGTATTATTTATACGATTCAAATTTATTTAAAATCTGGTTTAACATTGACTTTATATCACTAATTTCATTTTTTAAATTATCAACCTCTTGCTTTAACTCTTCATTGCCCTTTACAGCATTTAGCGCAAGAGTTCTTTGGTTGATATAATTCTGCCTGGCATTTTGGTCAATAACCATAATTGCCTTTGTTTTGGGATCACGAAAAAGTGTTGGGTGATCTGTTACTTTTAAATATTCAGTCATTATTCTAGAGCTATTACTCTTAAGTCTTTAACCTTAGGGTATCTGGCTATGGTAGTAGACTTTAATACAATCTTAATCATTACTGCTGTAAATGAACTTAAATTTTCAATAAACTTTTCTACATCAACATATTGACCATCTACAGTATTTTTAATTGTATCTAACGTCAGTTGTGTGTATTCTTGTGTATTAAATCCCGATACACTTCCGTTTTGAAGTTTATAATATACTTCAATATCGGCACCAGAAGGTTTAGATACTGCAAATCTTACTAGTAAAGCTGTTGCTGGTGTAGCTAAATCAATTTTCTTTGTAACATAATTAGCCCGAGTACTACTTCCAGTTGCAGCTAAGTCACTTATAAACATAGGTCTGTAAACTATTGTAATAGCATTACCTGAAACTTCGGCATTAGCCGATGGTATATTAAAATATTTGCCATCGTTAGAGACAGAGGTTAATCTAAACGTACCGTTATTAGTTGGGTCACCGGCATTAGTAATAGTAACAAATGCCCCAGGTACCATTGATTTAACGTTTGCTTGTTCGTTTGCACCACCAACACTTACGTTACCGGTTGCTGCAAATGAAATTTTAGTGTTAGCACTTGCAATTGTAACTAAATCCGTTGATAGGTTATCAGTCGACGACGGGCTATTAATATCAGGGGTAATAAAAGTTGCACTTGCAAACGGTAATTCAACCATTGGAGATACATAAGAATCGCTTGTATTTAATTGCAATCTATATACAAAGCTGTCAGCACCACCTAATGATACGTCTGTATTTTTATAATCCACTAAAGCTTGTGTGTCTAAAAAATCCACCGTATCAGGACTGATAGATGTAAAATCACTAACTGTTAAAGATGCTGCATCAACAGTTTTTATTTTATAACTAATATTAGTTTTAGGGGGAACAATTGTACCAACACTTGGATAAACTGTTGTGTAAGGTAAGGTTGTAGTAGTTAGAACTCCTCTACCACCAAAAGTACCGCTTGTAATATTAGCTGTAGTCGCAGCATTAGTAGATAAAATAATAGTGTAACTACTACTAGTAACGTTACTTACAGTAAAAGCAGTATTACCAATATAGTTAATAGGTATACCGTTATAGTAATTTATATTAGATGATGCATTAGCAATATAATTAATAAAATTTGGCAGTTGGTAAATAACATAACTACCATTATTAAACCCGTTTCTAGGATGTTTTACCTTTACTACTGATAACCCTTTATACGTTGTAAAAGGGTTATTAGGCAAAACTGTATAGGTAGGTCTAAAGAAAGTATTGCTGGAAACTACCAGGTCCACGGTAGCAGAGGTCGAGGTTACATTAGCTCTATAAAGTTTAAATTTTAAATCTTTTGTTTGATCTGTTGACCAAATAGCGCCATTTGTGGACATAAACAAAACGCCAGAGTAGGGCTGTTTTGAAATTACTGAACCTGTAACAATATCATCAGCACCTAGCTCGCCTAAAAATACTCTATTCTTTTTAGAATCTGAAGACATTGCAAAACAATAATGTCCAGACTCTAAAGTTATAGGGTTTGGGAACGTAAAGGTTGTAGCTACACTTGCATCTGCTGTTACAGTAATATCACTTACATCTTTAGTTACTATCGAGTTAGTTAACACATTTGCACTAGGGCTATTATTTTCAATTTTTCTAATAGATAATTCAACTGGTAACACATTGTCTTTTTCACTAAAAAAAACATCAATTTTGGTTAGTTGTATAGTTTTATCTACGTAGAAAGATTGTGCAAGCGTATCTGTATAGCCGCTTAATCCAAACCCACCATCTACATTTAAACTTGTTGCCATTTAAAACCTTTTTTTATCTTTCATTACAATTATATAGTTGTAGAGGTACCAGCAAGACCGTTATCAGAGCCTGCTTGAACTGCATTATCACCAAGAGAACCTACGTTTGAAGGCCCTTCTAACGCTCCAAGTGTGGTGGCAGCGGCGTAGTCATTAATACAAGCAGCTATATCAGCAGCGTTACCGCCGTTACCTACCCAAACATCATAAAATGCTAATTGATCTGCTGTTGCATGACCATTATATGAACCATCGTTGTTAAGAATTTGATTTGTAACTGCTTCTACTGTACCTGTATAAGTAGGTAAGACAAAGTTTTCCCAAAGTCCTGTTCCTGTCAATCCTGCTTGTACTTGACTTACAAATGTCTGACCACTACCATTAGTTGCTTCTAAAATATTAGTAGCAGTTTGATAAAAGGTAGTAGCAACCCCACTAGCAGTAATGTGACTAGGACCTAATACAGCTGCAGCCTGTAAACCAGATTCAAAATTATAAGTAGTTCCAGCTGAATGACTGTCTCTTAATGTTTGTATTCCTAAATTTTGTCCATTGGTATTTAAGTAATCTAAAGCAGCTTCATATTTTGCAACTGTTGTACCGTTTTGAATACACCCATCTATATAAAATGTATTATATTTTGCAAGATCTGCTGGACTTACACTAGCAAGATCTATACCTTTAAGATATGCGACAGCATAACTTACAAAACCAGGTGTAATAGTAACTGTACTATCACTACCTTTTGTAGGTTTTCCTGTAGTAGGATCTGAACCACCTGGGTCTGCGCTATAACCCGGGCTTCCTCCTACAGAATATGACTGATAGCCATAAGATGCAGTATTATAAACTTTACGAACCGGTTCTACTTTATTAAGCGTGCCGTTTGCAACATAAACTGCATCCGCAAACGATTCTTTATCAAATCCATTAGTAGGTGAATCTGTAATTCTTAAATTAACTTTACCTGAAGGTATTTTTAACCCAGAAGAATTTACATCAAAATTAAATATCCCGGTAACTGCACCTTTTGCATCTGTAATTATATTGGATTGATTTTTTACGGTACTATCAAAAGACGCAATATTTGCTGTTGTATTTGCACTGTAGCATAATTTAGTAACGTCATACTCATTAAAGAATACATACATACTTGTATTTGGTTTCAACTTTTTAGCGTCAAACTTAATCGAAGCATTTCTAATGTAAGGAAAAACTACACTGGTAGATGATCCAGTTACACTAGCATTTGTAATAACAGCACCAGCGTCAATAGCCTTTACCTTATCATTATTAGTTGGTGAATACCACATTTGCTTCCACGAGTTCCAAATAGAACCGTAAGTAGCAGTACCTACTGAATCCGGAATTAGTGTATCGTATGTACCATTATCATCTTGGTAAATTAAAGGCAAAGTGGTCTGATCAAACCATGTATCACCAGACGGGGTTAAAGTTACCGATCCCGCAAATGTATAACTGTCGTAAGGGTTAATACTAATATCAGAACTAACTACATTATTTACAATATACTCTTCGTCACTATAGCTTAACATAGCCATATTATTTTTTACAACATAACCGTTAGCTGCTCTTTCTGAATCTGATAGAGTTTTTTCACTCAATTTAACATTGTTTTGGGTAAATGCTGGTTTAAGTTCACCATAATCTAAATCCATGGATACATTATAATCTAAATTTGTGGTATCTCCAATCCCATGGCCTTTAAAACTATCAACAATAAAGCCATTTTTAAATCGATTTAAACCAAAAGAGTCTTTTACTGAAAATAAAGCAGTGTCTAATTCAAGTAAAGTAAGAGAGGTATAGTATTCTAAATTTTTAATACGGTTTTCTAATTTACCAATATCCTTCATGGAAAAACGTTTTTGATCAACTGGGGTAAATGTTGAATCTCTATTAATATCAAAACCATATGCTGGGTGTTGTATAACATATAAAGGCATAGCATCATTAGGTGCTTGTGGTTCAACTGGGTTAAGACTACTTACCCCAGTTTTATAAGTTATTGTTCCATCACCAGTAATATAGATTTTATCTATTCTTGGTAAGTAATAAGAGTAATTAGTCTCAAAATCATTTGCATAATCTAAAAATTCGTTTCTAACAGCACCAGTATCTTTAAAATTTAAACCATTATTTGCTATTCTTGGTCTAAAATCTAAGCAGTCTCTCAAACTATACATCTTACCGTTATCTACAAAGGTAGGTATATTGGTATAGGAAGGATAAGATTCTACACTAAAGAAATCTCCAGCACCGTGTGTATAGTAATTAAATTCTATCTTTATTGGACCTGTAGGCGCTGTATAGCCAGGTTTTAAGGATACACTAGATATGCCGTAATACGTAGGGGTTTGCCCGGTAGTTAAGGTATAGTTATCACTGATGTCGATAGCATTACTATCACTGTATGTAGTACCAAATACATTAGAAGACATCCTTACATTAGCAATAGAATAAACGTCCGCAACCCCTAATGATATAGAAGCTGCTTGACAATCGGACTTAGCAGTATAAGTAGCAGAACCTGCGGTTACAGTTTTTGTTTTAGTAGACGGGTTAAGTTTAATAATGGTAGTATATATTAAGACGTCTTGATTAGTTAAACCATAACTACCTAAATCAATTTGTATACTTCTGAAAGTACCGTCAGTAAAAGAAAAATTAGCAGAATTAATTCTATATAATTTACCTTGATTACTACCACCCGTACTTACTACTTGGGCAAAATATGCGGTATCTGTTCTTGATGCAAAAGTTGTACCTACTGCAGTTGTAAGTATAGTAGTGTTTGCTGATAAAGTACTGTAGAATACTCTTCTTGTTCTAATAGTAGAGTCATTTATTTCCCTTATAACATTATTAGGGAATGGAAAAATATAAGTAGATAAATTATTATCTACAATTTGAGCTGCATCACGGGTAGTATTGACCCCGGTAACATTTGCTAGAGGATAGTTCCGATCTATAACTATAGAAGTATTATTAGTTACTGTAGTAATTCTATATGCGTTAGAAGTATCTGAACTAAATCTTACCCAATCCCCAACCTTAAGCTCTGAGGTATAGAAAGTATTAACACCGGTAACTGTAGTACTTGCACTAGTAAGTATACTGGTTCCTGATAATGTAAATGCTGAAGATGGTACTATATTTGCTGTGAAAGCTGTAGTTACATAACCAGAATCTGTAACATTGGAATGATATAATTGTTTTACATCTCTTTCAAATGTATAACCGTTTTTCATTTGAACATCAAATAAAAAAGTATTAAAAGTAGAGGTAGAAACCATTAAGTTACTAGCAGTAGACTCAAACCCCCTTACCCTTGCATTACCAACCCAAGTACCAGAAGCTGTGCCACCAACTGCTGTATATTGATTATATAAACCAATGGTAATAAAATCTGAAGTAAAATCTGGCATACTGTAGGGGTTAATAACCTCCACATAATTACCTATAGGTGTTCTAATTATAGAGTTTTCAACGTTTGCAGTTTCTCTTGGTTTATTAAAAGTTAAGTATCTATTAGAAATAGTACTTACTTCATATCCTTTAACATAGCTCTTTCCAGGGCTCAAAACAGCGATAGAAAGGGAAACATTACCACCACTTGTGGCATTTAGATACCCGTCAGGGTTTGCGGTAGTTTTTAAATGCTCAATAAACTTTAATTTAAAAGGATTAACTGTATAGTCTCCAGATTCATCATAAGTGCGTCTAGCTAGTTCATCGGCTAAAATACTATACCCGGGTTTATCTACAAATGTAATAACATCACCTTCATCCACTCTAAGAAGCTCTATAAAGCTATCTGGGCTTGTAGTATTGGAAAGCTTTCTTTTACCTAAGGATAGTTTAATTTTATATCTATCGGCTCCTGGAGCAAAGTAATTATATGTACCAATTGCTGGGTCAAGTAAAGACTCGTCATCATCACTTGTAATAATAGATTCAGTAACTTCTAAACCCACTTTATACGAAGAATTTGAAAGGTACTTATCTAATACTATAGATGAATTATTTACTTTTACAAAATTATCTTTAATAAAAAAGACACCATCATTTATAGTAGCCCCAGCACATTTACCGGTAGAAACAACTGTAGCATAATATCTGGTATTTGAATCATTAGTTTGAATTATCTCGGCAGCTGTAAATGCATTTGCTGTTCTACTAGTACCGGAATCAAGATACTTAACATATAAAGTAGGTGGGTCTGCATCTGTAGCTGAATCTACTAAGATTACTTTAGCTCTAACACCAGATGTAGTACCAATTAACTCTCTGTTTAAATAATTAGCTACATCAATATCTGTAGAATTATATGTGGTTACTAGCTTTACATAATTAAAATTCTTATCGTATAAAACATCCCCTGGTACAACCATTGACCCGTCTTTGTAAATACTCTTACCAAATCTTGTTATTTGGTTTTGTAATATAGTTTGAAGCTGGGATAATTCTCTAGCCTGAACTGCTACACCAGGTTTAAATAAAATACGATGAAAATTCTTATCTTCATTGTAATCGTCATAGTACGGATCGGTGTTAAAATTAAGCGCCATTTCTTACCTGTGTTATAATCTTATGATTGTTCTGAGCGTGACTAGTTGTTGCTCACTGTGACTTACTGAAGTTCTATTATCGATATACAATAAATCCCCACTGAATACATTCACATCGGGTACTTGATCTAGTGATGTCACTATATATGTAGTCGCTGTATTTTCATCAGTTAATACATCTCCAGCTGTTAGGTTATAGTTATTAAGATCCACTACTAGTATTTGTTTAGTAGAATTAACCACTTCAACTATCTGGTAATGTCTTACAGAACCTGTAGCTGTAAGACTTAATAAAGAATCTCTTTGTAAACCTGTAACAGAATCCAAGGTTGTAAGAAAACAAGCACTACCATTTACATTTGCATAATGGTTTCCACTGTCATGTGCTTTAATATCCTTTATAATACCAAATTGTCTATAATCGTTGCTAACAAATAAACCTTGATTCTTTTCATTATTTATTGTAGAGGTAAACATAATGGTATCAGCAAATAGCTCACTTACAGAATCACTACCATGGCCATTATATGGTGAAATAATAGCAGATATATTTGCATTACCACCATTACCAATAATAGTAGCATTGGCATACGAATAACCAACCCCGGGATTTTGTACTGTAATGTAACTAATTGTATTATTTGATAAGACAACATTACCGGCAAAACCACTGCCATCACCTGTTACCGAAACATTTGCATAAGAATAACCGCTACCGACATTGGAGACTCTAAATGAAAAAATACCTCCATTTACTGCAGATAGTTCTACAATACTTTGTATAGTATCAATACCACCAATAGTAGTATTTACATAAGCATTAGCACCGGTACCAGTTGCGCTTACAAAAGCTAAATCTGCATGGGTATAACCATGACCAGTATCTTCAATAATAACATCTGTTAATTGACCAGCAGGGCTAATATAAGGGGTTAATACTGCCCCTGTACCATCTCCAATAATTGATATAGTGGTTTGAATATTAGAAGGATAATTTATACCCTCGTCTTCTATAGTTACACCATATATTTTACCACCAACTAAAATTGGTGTTAAAATTGCAGTATTAGCAAAATATAAATTGGCTGTTGCGTTAGAAGATGGTTGGATATTACCTGTTGTAGAA